GGCAGTACGTCCGAGACGAGGATACCGCCTGGCATTGCGGCGACAGCTCGTTCCACGGCTACGAAGATTTCAAGTTGGGCCAGGTCACGATCGGCACCGAGCTGGAGAACCTGAACACCGGCACCGATCCCTACCCACAGGCGCAGTACGACGCGGCCGTGATGCTCTGGCGCGACACGTTGATCCCGGCGTATAGCATCCCGCGCGAGTGGTGCGCCCGGCATGTGGACATCGCGCCCGGTCGCAAGACGGACCCGGCCGGCTTTCCCTGGTCGCAATTCCTTGATGACTGTTATGAGGCGGCGCCGATCGCCTTTGAGCGCCGTTACCGCGTGCGCTTCAATCGCTCAGTTGTCAGGCAGGGTCCGGCGCGGTCCTACCCGATCGCCGCCTACCTGGACGCTGCTAGAGAGTTCCAGGCCGACGCGATCAAGTTTGGCGAAGTCATCCAGGGCTCGGACGAGTGGGTACATCTGTCGTCAGGCATCGGGTTTATCACGGCGACAGCGGTGGAGCGGGTGGACCTATGACATACGACTCCCGGCCAGATACCGAAGCACACATCCAGCGTGTACGCGAACTGCTAGGCGCTGTCCGAACCGCGCTCGGCCTGCGCTCACAGGCTCACGACGAAACAAAACTACGCGAGCCTGAGCTATCGCTGTTCAATGAGTGGACACCGAAACTCAAAGAATTGACCTACGGGAGCGACGAATACAAGGCTGCGCTAGCCGCACTCAAACCAGCACTCGATCATCACTATGCCGCGTGGTCACATCACCCGGAACACTTCGAGAACGGCGTCAATGGGATGTCGCTGCTCGATGTGATCGAAATGCTCGCCGATCATAAGGCCGCTGGTGAGCGTCACGCGGACGGCGACATATGGAAGTCGATGGAGATCAACCGGAAGCGGTTCGGCTACTCGGATCAACTGTACGAGATTCTGTGCAACACGGTTCGGGAGATGGGCTGGTGATGCTGTACGAGACGCTGCTCGCGCAACAGTTACTCGGCGATGAGGCGCCGCTCGTCTCGAGCACGCTCCACACTGAGACGAGCCTGCTGTTCACCTGGCGCGGCCGCGATGACCGCCTGGAGGTTGAGATCACGCTCGATCGTCGGGCCCACTGGCGCTATCGCAACTATCAACGACGCGACTCATGGTCCGTTGATCACGACGCCGACGACGGCTGGCCGGACGAGGGCAAGCGCCGGCTGATGCGTTTCAACCGGAGGGCAGCGTGAGCGATGGCACGCAAGCGTTGGAGCGACGAAACGAAAGCCGCCGCGATCGCGGATCTGGCAGCCGGCATGACGGTCAAGGACGTTGCCAAGAAATACGATATGCCGCGCTCAACAGCCGGCGCGCTGACACCCTCAAGCAAGGCCGGCGCCCTGAAGATCCAGAAAATTATGGATCTTCAGGATCTCGAAGCCATGTTTCGTCACCAGCTCGCGCTCAACTTTGCGGCACAAGAGGCGATACTGAGGCAGTTTACCAATGCTGAGTGGCTGGCAAAACAATCCGCGTCTGATGTTATCGGATCGTATGCAACCCTCTTTACAAAGGGCGGCAAACTTTTGGGGGCTCTCTACGGCCCACCAGCAGCCCCAATCGCCGACGATTCAGGCGAGCCCGAGGACGCCGCATAGTATGCAAGCGGCCTTCATCGAGCATCCGGCAAAGCGCAAAGTGATCAGGGCCGGGAGACGCGGCGGCAAGACGACAGGCATCGCCATTCACGCGGTCAGATCCTTCGTCGCCGGCCGCCGCGTGCTCTACGGCGTGCCCACCCAGGACCAGGCTGACAAGTTCTGGTACGAAGTGAAACTCGCGCTTGCGCCGGCGATCGAGGCTGGGAGCGTCATCAAGAACGAAACGCGGCGCTATATCGAGGAACCGGGCACCGAGCGCCGGCTGCGCTGCAAGACCGCGTTCAACGCCGATACCCTGCGCGGTGACTATGCCGATCTGCTCATACTTGACGAGTTCCAGATGATGCACGAATCGACGTGGGAAGACGTGGGCGCCCCGATGCTGCTGGATAACGACGGCGATGCTGTCTTTATCTACACGCCTCCCAGCCGCCGCACGCGGCACCTTTCCCGCGCAGATGACCCGCGCCATGCGTCGAAGCTCTACAAGCACGCTGAGGCCGATACAAGCGGCCGATGGCAGACCTTCCATTTCACGTCAAGGGAGAATCCGCACATCTCGGCAGCTGCGATCGAGGCGCTGGCATCCGACATGATGCAAGCGACCATCCGGCAAGAGATCGACGCTGAGGACGAAGACGATGTGCCCGGCGCGCTCTGGACCCGCGCGCAGATCGACGCCTCGCGCGCTACCGTTCTCCCTGAGATGACCAGCATCACCGTGGGCGTTGACCCCACCGGCTCTACTACTGGCGATGCCTGTGGGATCGTCGTCGTCGGCAAGGGTAACGACGGGCATGGCTACGTGCTGGAAGATGTGACGATCCAGGGCTCACCGGCGCGATGGGCAGGGCAGGCCGTCGCCGCATACAACCGCTGGCACGCCAACCGGATCGTGGCCGAAAGCAATTTCGGCGGCGATATGGTTGCCCATACGATCCAGACGGTTCCGGGCGCGCCCTTCGTGACACTCGTCCATGCATCGCGCGGCAAGCTGGTCCGAGCAGACCCGATCGCGGCACTCTCCGAGCGCGGGCGCTTCCACATGGCCGGCGTGTTCGACGCACTTGAGACAGAGCTGACGAGCTACGACGGCACGGGCAAGTCGCCGAACAGGTTAGACGCGATGGTCTTCGCGGCCGTCGATCTTGGCCTGCATATCGCACCCTCGCAGGGGATCTGGTGAGATGAGCAATAGCATCCGTACCTACACGGCCGGGCGCCTGGTCAAAGCGACCGGCCGCACCCGCGATGCCACATTCAGCGCCTTCGGCGGCATGATGCGCTCGCTCTACACCTCGACGTTTAGCCTCCTGCAGGGGAAGGACGTGCTTGGATGGGCGGTCGGTGTGGATGGCTACACCGCTCGCACGCTCGACACGTCGGCAGGGACGCTGCTCGCGCAGTTATCGCTCAACGAGCTTGTGTACGCCTGTATGCGCGAGCGCATGAAAGTGCTCATCACGCCTGCCTTCCTGGTCGAACGTCGCCAGTCCGACGGAACCTATCAGGTCGATCCTGATCATCCCCTGACTTCCCTTATCCGTAGGCCGGGGCCGAACATCGACACGGCTACGCTCTGGCGCTGTCTGGAAGCGTCCTATGCCAGCGTGGGCCGTCTCTACCTTGAGCCGGTCTACAGCAACCGGGGGCGGCTCCTGGCGGGCCTGAATCCGCTCAATCCCGCCTACGTCACCGAACGCTATGAGGCTGGCATCCTGACGGCCTACGATTGGCAGCCACCCGACGCGCCGTCCGTGCGCTTCCTGCCTGACGAGCTGATCACCCGCCGCGCCGTGGATTGGGCCGATGTGCCGCCGCTTGTGGCCGCGCTCGGAGCCGTGGAAGCGGATCAGGTGTCGAATGACTTTATCCGGGGCTTCTTCTCCAACGCGGGTATCCCATCGGGCATCGTGAAAGTGCGCGGCTCGTGGAACGAAGGTTTGACCGATGCCTTTCGCGCCAAGTGGATGGAACGGTTCGGCTCTAGGGGCATGAACAACGGTCCGGCCATCCTTGACGAGAATATCGAAAGCTACGAACCGCTCGGATCGAACCTCAGCGAGCTGGATAACGAGACACTCCGCATGTTCATCGAGACGCGGATCTGCATGTGTTTCGGCGTCCCGCCCCTGGTCATCTATGCCTACGCGGGTCTGCTCAAAGCAACCTACTCGAACCTCTCGGAGGCATGGGCGTCCTTTTGGGATGCGACCGCACTTCCTCTGCTCAAAGAGTGGGCAGAGTGGGTCAACTGGTCACTCCTGACCCAGTTTGAAAGCGCCGATGATGTTCTGCTTGGGAATGTGCGCTGCCGGTTCGATCCATCTGGCATCGGGCCATTCCAGGAGGACGTGGCCGCGAAGGTCACGCAGTACCAGGCGGGTTGGAACGATGGAGCGGTCAAGCTGAATGAGTATCGCGCCGTGCTGGGCTTGCCCGCTGAACCGGCCGGCGATGTCTATAAGACAGACCGCGCGCCCGAAGAGCCAGCCGTGCTGGAAATGCCCGCGCGTCAAGAGGTGCAAAATGGATGACGACTCCCGCGCGGCCGAGGCGCTGGCCGCATTGCAGGCGATGGACGCTGCTCGCATCGAGTACAAGAGCGATGTCGCGCCGGCCGTACTCGACATTGACAACCGCGATGTCACCACGCTCTTTTCGGTGGATAACCTGGATCTCGTGAATGACATCACCGAAGTTCCGGCGTTCAGGAAGTCGATCCGCGAACGTTCCGATCGCATCCCGCACCTCTACATGCACGATCTGAACGCGCCGGCTATCGCTCGCATCCTGGCCTTCCAACCCCTGACCCGGGCTGAACTGCCAACGGACGTGCAACAGCAGCATCCAGACGCAACGGGCGGTATGGCCTGTGTCTCGCGCTATCTCAAGTCCGGGCGCGGCGCTGAGGTGTACGACGGGATCAAAGAAGGCATCCGCTATCAGGCCAGTTTCGGCTATCAGGTGGTCAGAGCCGAACAGAAGAGCCTACCGGACGGCCGCAAGGCGCGCGTGATCAAGGAACTCAGGCTCTTCGAGGTATCGACAACGCCGCCCGGTCATAGCGCCAACGCTGCGACCAGGACCCGGCTCGGCAAGGCGCTTGAAGTCCTTGAGGAACTCAAAGCCGGCTGGCGTCATGGCCAGCACAACGATATTGAAATCCTGAATCAGATCGCCGCCCTGGTCGCAAGCCTTGGCGCGAACAATATCCAACTGATCGACGCCGCGCCGGTTCTCTCTGAACCACGCACCTCGGCAGTAGACGCGCTCCTATCCGAAGTGGGGTCTATCTACGAGGTGATGTAATGTCCATGTACGCAGCCCGGTTGAAGTCCGAAATGAAGCCGATGCTTGACGAGTTGCGAGAACTCAACGGCCTGGACGATCCAACCGACGAACAAAAGAGCTTGATCGACACGTTGACGGTAAATCTGGCCGGCAAGAAGGCCGAGTACGACAAGGCCATG